CTGTCATCGTATGATTCGTACAAGACGGTGCAACCGTGTGCAATTCCAGCTCGTTCAGCGACCTCTTTCATCTGTGATCTACGCTGTTCATAAACATCACGGCCATGGGAGAACCACTCGCGAAGAGCGCCATCAATATTTTGCATGGCTTGTTGTTCCTTCGTGAGTGCTGAGGATTTCAGCGTGGCATGTAAGCTCTTGAAAATAGAATCTTCATCGAGAGCCCCCATAATCATACCTGTATCCTCAGAATACTTATTTGCTCTCTTGAGCAGATCAGCATCCTCATCCTTCATGTAGGGTGTAGGATCTGATTCCTTGTCCGGCATGGTGAACTTCATATCACGTTCCTCCAAAAATTTGGCCACAGAGATGTGGTTAAATTCGGGGAACTTTTCGTGGACAGAACTCTTGGCATCATCTCCGTAGGTAATTAAAGAACAAACATCACGGAAAAGTGGCACATGAGTCCTGTGGCGGGTGACATGATAGTATGCACACCGGAACAAGAGTGCATTCACAATGGAATTAACATACACTGTAAGATTTTGCCCAGATGGGTTCGATCCATAGTGTTGTATTAAATCTCCATTATATGCCATGAGGGGATAGCAGATGTCAGTGGCAATACCTTCCATAATAGTAATCTGGTCTGAGGTATATCCACTGCCTCGTGCTATGTCTATCATGACACGGAATGCAGCAAACATCACTTGAGCAGGCATACGTAAATCATATTTACTGTAATCTCCTGCTAGGATGCGGTCCTCCCCGTATCTCTTAATGTACACAGCCAGTTGATCCCACTCAGGTCCTTGAGCGTTCACACCGACTGCGCATTCGGAGACTAAGGGGAGGACGGACAAGGCTCTAGCTACTGGTAGGAAGTATTTCCGAACCAGTAATTGCAGAGCAATGGGCGCGCCTTGGAACACGCGAACCTTGTCCTTGGTGAGCTTGGTGGGCTCATCCTTCAAGCAAGCCTTGAAGATAGGGTATGCTCTCTCACCTGAGGTATACAATTCTTCCATAGCATAGGCTTCCTCCCAAAACTTCCTGTCCAAAACAGCCGGACACTGATGAGTTGGGTGGTCTGTGGGTTCCAGCAAAGTCAGGAAATTGGACTTAGCACCTGACAATGGATATCCAACTGATGTGTTAGGGGGCATCTTATCAATAAAACGTATGCCATCTTTACCACAAACAGTCTCCATTTCTGTCAAGGGTTTAATCTCTTCCTTGATTGCTGGTAGATCCCGCAGAGCTTTCTTGATTCCCTGCAAATAATCTGCACTCGCTAGTTCCAATAGCGATCCCTCAACACCACATGAGGGTTTGGCAGAATGTTGCAAGGAAGCTTGCCAAGGCCATCCCTTCCGAAACTTGGGGCCCCCCCACTTCTGGGGAACCCCACACACGTCCTCCACGTGCTTGGAAATAATGGTTTCTTCCACGTCTGAATAATATGACGCTCTACCTTTCACTTGTCCATAGAACTTGCAATTCGTACCCTCAGGTAAAAAATTCACAGGACTCTTTGGGTGAATGGTAGCTCCTTCGAAATATTGTATATCATATTTCTTCTCTGGTATGGTACCAGAACTCTTCGATAACACAACATTCGGGAGGGTGCGCAACTTCTCAAATGCGCTGTCCAGCTCATCTTTCAGAAGCAAACCACTACAACCTTTTACCTGACCATTCTTACCTCCTAAGTGGAATCCACCAATAAGGGGACCCTTGGTCTCGGTAATAAGGGGTGCAATACACAAACCTTCAAATGTATTAAATTGTAGGTTGTACGTTGCACCAAAGAAGCTCGCCGCATACGTCACCACGTCACCAACTGACATTAGCAGTTTAGAGGTGACACAAGACCCATCTTTCTTTTTATAGGTGAGTCTTGCTGGCACGTTAGCGAACTTCTGTAGTGGGAAGTAATCCGTTAGATCCTTCCAATCCCCACCGTTGGGGACCCAGACTAGTGATAAATCAGTGTTGGGGATGTCAACACTGTTCTTCCTATATAGATAACAATCGAAATTGCCGCCTATTAAGGATGGATCATGTCTGGTGAATGTTGCTTTCACATCGTCCGCCTTCCACATATGTTGTGGTACGATAGCAACATTGGACTTGGGAAAGAATGCGTCACACTCGAAGTAACGCATTCTCCCTCCATCTGCCATGGTAACTGCCATGTGACACAGATTGGCCTGAACCATCGACTCCAAACGATCTGGAGATGTAGTTTTAGCTTTCTC